GCTCGACACCATCTCGGGCATCGACACTCTAGCCTCCTCCGCCGGAGACTACCGCTCGAAGCTCTCCCCCAACCGCCTCAAGCGCAACATGCGCGAAGTCATCGGCGCGCTCGCCAAGCTGCGTCCGATGTGGGGATACCACTCGGACAATGCCGCCTACAAAGACCAAGCCGGGATGATGAACAAGGTCACCCGCGCGTGGTACCTCGAATCCTTCGCTGATCGTGCGGTGAAATCCGCCCTCCAGTGGGCCGCTGCGACCTGTCGCGGCTGGATTCGCCCAGTCTATCGCCGCGATATGTTCGGCACAGGCCACGGCGACATCAAACTCCTCACTTACGGCGCGCCCTCAGTCCTCCCCGTGCAACTCCCCTCCTCAAACGACTGGCAGTCCGCCTACACCGTAACCTTCCTCGACGAGATGCCCGTGGCGATGGCGCATGGCATGTTCCCTCTATTCCAAGACCGCCTGCGCCCGACCTCCTCGCGCTACTGGTACTCCTCCGACCTCACGCGCAAGGCCGCCCAAGGGAACGTGCTACAACGCATCTTCGGCAAGACCACTCGGCAGAACTCGCCGGGATTGTCCGACCTACTCGTCCCCATTCGCTACAGCTACGTCATCGACCTCACCGTGAACCGCACTGGACGCGAAATCCCGATGGGCGAACCCGGCTCGTCCTGGGCCTACACCGTCCCCTCCGTGGGCCAGCGCATTCGCACGGGTATCGACTCCAAGACTGGCGCGCAAACTTACCGCGACGCCGACGAGAACGATGCACGACTCTATCCCTACCGTCGTCTCATCATCTCCTCCGACAATTGTATAACCTACGACGGCCCCGGCTTCGACTGGCACGGCATGATGCCGGGCGTGTCCTTCTCGGTGGACGAGTGGCCGTGGGAACCTCTTGGCTTCTCGCTCGTTCACGATGGGTATGAGTTGAACGAAGCGATTAAAACTATTGCGCGCGGGAACATGGACAAGATCCGCGCCCAGCTCAATCCCTCCCTAGCCTATGACACCACGGCTGTCGCCAAGACCGAAGCCGAGCGCTATGACCCGTATCGTCCGAACGCGCGCGTGGGCTATGACGGCTCCGCCCTCGAAGGACAGCCCTTCCAGATGGGAGTGGACCCCAAGGTCCTCGCGGTCGAGAAGGAATCGATGGTCATGGTCGAGTGGCTCGAACAATCCCTCGACCATCAGCTCGGCGTGTCGGAAGCCGCAGCCCTAGCAAAGGCCCGTTCCTCGGGCGCGATGGACGACCTTGAATCGATGATGGAGAAAGTCGGCCCCATCATCGAGGACATCTCCCGCTCGATGGAACCGCCCATGCGCGACCTTGGCGTCATGGTCAAGTATAATATCCTCCAGTGGTACAACACCGCTCGCGTGATGCAGTACGTCGGCCCCGACGGTGTGACGCCGCAGGTCTTCGACTACAATCCAGCCTCGCTCATTCCGTCGCACGTGCATGGCGAGTCTCCCGACGCTGGACCGTCCGCCTACAATGCACCGCAGCGCGCTCGCATCTTCGCAGACAACTTGCGCTTCTTCATCATGCCCAACTCGCTGCACGAAATAACTCAGACCGTGCACAAACTGGGCCTCATCCAACTCAAGAAGGCCGGAGTGATGATGGATTCTCAAACCGTGGCGGAGCCGTGGAATATTCCCGACTACGGCACCATCCCCGGCAACACGGTCATTGAACGCTTCAAGGCCGAGCAGGAGCAACAAATCGAGTTCGCCGCGAGGATGAAGGAACTGGGCGAGGGATTGGGTCTGGTCCCGCCCGGAGCGCCGCCGGGTGCGCCGAAGCCGGGTGGTGGAGCGCCGGAGGGCAGGCCGCCAAGTGGGAATGCGCCTCCACAATTAGCGTCCAAGGATGGCGGTGCGCGTTCGACCGTGACGGAGAGCAAGTGAGCGCCAAACTTCATCACATGGGCAGCGATGGGCGTGGGAACGAACTCTACGCCTTTCACTGTCCGGGCTGCAAATACGGCCATCACGTTGCAGTTCCGCGCTGGTCGTGGAATGGCTCTTTCGACAAGCCGACAGTTACGCCATCGCTCTTGGTGAATCAGGACCATCCCGAATCTCGGTGTCATTGCATCATCACTGATGGTCGCATCCAGTTCTGCACCGACTCCTTCCACTCCCTTGCGGGACAGACCGTGGACATGGTGGACTGGGACGAATGAGCGCAACCTCCGACATTTTAGTGGCGCGCGAGGGCACTACCGTGGTCCGCGAGCGCACCTTCTTGCCCGACGACTTCCAGCGCCTGATGCAGATGTTGCTCGAAGAACGTGCCACTGGCACAGTCCTGCTCGACCTCAACCAAGGCGGTGTCCGCAACGTCCGGTTCCGCGAAGAACAAAGACTTGAAAATAATACTTGACAGGTCCTTTCCTTCCATAGTCCACTCTCAATCGTAACGGATTCCCGAAGTCTCCGTCCTGCGAGGGATGGACAACCCAAAGGCCCGTGACCCAAGTGTGAACTTCCCTCACGCTTCAGGTCGCGGGCCTTTTTACTTTGAAGAAAGGAGCCCACACGATGAACACCAACGACCGTTTCAACGCTGGCAAGAAACGCCACAAGCGCGGCAAGAAATAACTGCTCCCTCGCCCGGAGAACGAGTGTCGATAGGCGCTCCCCGAGCAGGGTCAGTCCGAGGCGGGGGCGATGCGGAGAAGGCAGTCGCCCTCACCAATCTATACAACGCAGCGAAGGAGAACACGATGGCAGGCTACGGCAAGAAGTCCAAGCGCGGCGGATTCGTCGGCAACCTCGCAAAGCTCGGTGGCTCATCCCGCAAGCTAAAACTGGCCGGCGACATGCGCCCGGAGAATCTCACCAACTCCACCTTCAAGAAAGCCTCGAAGCAAGCACACAAGAAAGTCTAGGATGAATGGCTTCCTCTCCCAACGCTCTGTCCGCGCCGCCCTCGATGGACGACTCTGCCCAACCGCAGCAGACTCCCTCCTCTCCAGTGGCCGCCTCTCCCTCGCCCGCGCAGCCTTCCCCGGCGATGCAGCAAGGGACGCAGGACGTAATCGAAATCGTCTCCAAGTTGCGCGGCATAGCGAAGGCGCACCCCAAGGTCGCGCCGCAGGTGCAGCAAATCAACGATCTCATGCGGGAAGTGCTCGCCGGAATGATGGAATCGCAGACTCCGGGCGAACCGCAGGCCCCGCCCGTCGGCGGATGAAGGAGTGAACCATGACGTACCGTGAATATCTCTTGTCGCAGGGTGCCTCCGAGGAAGACGTAAAGGTCCTCGACACTCCCCTCGGGCGCAAGACCTTCGAGCGGATGCAAGCTGTCGAGGGCGAGTTCACTGAGTTCAAGACCAAAGCCACCGCTTACGAGGAGCGCGTCGGCACTTGGTTCGAGGAAGAGAAGGCCAAGCGTGCACGACTGGATAGCGAACTCGTCGCTACCCGCGCCCGCGCCGCGGCGTCCCGCGAAGCACTCAAGGCCGCACAGGAAAAGGGACTCCTCGACGTGTCGCGCGACCTCGGATTCAACTTGGACGAGCCTAATCCGAATCCTCCCACGAACAATCCCGCCGCGTCGAACTTCGACCCCAACAAGTACTTCACCAAGGACGATGTTCTGTCCATTGCCAAGCAGGAAGGCGTGGCCATAGCCACCGCATCCGCGATTGCCTACGAGCACGCCAGGCTCTTCCCCGACCGTCCTCTGGACTTCGAGGCCCTCTACCAGCGCGCGGTCGACACCAAGACTCCACTCAAGCAACTGTGGATGACCGAGTTTGGCGTGCAGGCGGCGCGCGACGCAGCGAAGAAGGCCGCCGAGGACGCCGCCAAAGCCGCCCTGCGCAAGTCCATCGAGGCGGAAGTCCGCACGGAACTAGCCTCGCAGTACGGCAACCCGGACGTGCGTCCGCTCGCTCCTTCCAGTTCCCCCTTTACCATGCGCAAGGACACCGGCCGCGACAAGCAGCCGTGGGAGACGGGATTCGTGGGCGAAGGCGGCTCTAACGACCGCGTGCAGCGAGCATTGCAGAAGCAGATTCAGCGGTCGAACAGCGGAGTCAACTAGTCGATGAGCCAATGGACACAAGGCGTCGGTCAGCGTCGGCAGTGGAAGGCCGAGGAGTTTGATGGTCTGAAGCCGACGGTGTACGACTGGGTGCGGATGGCAGCATTTCTTGACGGTGAGGGCAACCTAAATATCAATCCTCGCCGTAATCGTGGCCATGAAGTACAGGTTCAGGTCCGTATTTTGATTGGAAACGAAACGTGGGAGCGACGTTTTGCTCTCAAGGACGAGCTTCACAAATTGAATGCAAAGGGACGGGATTATCAGATAGTAATTCCTGTCTCAGAATTGACAGGAGAGTAAGATGGCAGATCCAGTCTTCGACCAGTTGTCGAGTACGACACTTGCTGATCTTCGCGATGACGTGTTATACGATTGTTTTTTTGTGGATAGTGCGTGGCTCCGCAAGCTGCGCGTCTCGGGAGCCCTCGACGACTTCCTCGGCGGCACCATCATGCAGACCCCGTTCCAGTACGACCGCGTGAACGGCGGCGCCTACGCCCCCGGCTCAGACGTTCAGGTACAGCAGAAGCAAATCATCGCCTCTACTGCCTTCGTTCCGAAGGCCTACAAGGAGGACGTGCCGCTCAACCTGTTCCGCACGAACGTCATCCAGGCGGCGGGTCCGGCGGTCAAGATTAAAGAGGTTGACGCCTACATGACCAACGCGGTCCAGGCGCTCAACACCGACTTGGCGATCGACTTCTATCGTCATGGCCAGTCCATCTCCGGCTCGAACCGCATTCTCTTCATCAACGGAATCTCGGAGGCCCTGAACGACGGCGTGAACAACTCTTGGGACGGCAACGTCTTCACCACCTACGGCGGACAGCTCCGCAATGGCGTCGTGGGGAACGTGCTCAACTCGGTGCCGATCTGGTGCGGCGACCAAGCGGGTAACACGGGCCAGATTTCGTACAAGGTGCTCGTCGAAGCCTATCTCAACTGTATCCAGCGCCCGGACATCGGCCTGTGCAACAAGGCCCTCTTCGCTTACCTCCTCGAACGGCAGGAGCCCAAGCAGCGATTCGAGACCCAGACCGACGTGTCCATCGGCATGTCGGGACTGAAATTGCTCGACGCGATGATTTTCGAGGACAAGCTGGCTCCCTCGACCAAGTACGGGACCATCCTCCCGTCTGGTCTCTCGCAAACCACTTCCATCAAGCCCTCGACCTTCACCTCTGCCACGCTCTCGGCGGCGCAGCGGGCCATCTCGAACCTGCCCTCCGCCGTGACCATCAACCCCGGCGAGCCGTTCTTCTGGCTGCGCGCGAAGGGCTGGAAGCTGCGGCCCTCGGTTGACCCGGAGTACAACTTCAACTTCACCCCGCCGATTCGCTCCGCGAACAACGCGGACCTCGTGGTCATGTTCCTCAAAGCAGCTCTCAATGCATATACGACTTCCCCCCGCGACAACGCGCAAATCTACGGGGCTGGTTTCTAAAGGAGAACTTCTATGGCATCGGGAATGTTGACCAAGCAGGCCGAGTTCCAGACCGCGAAGTTCCTCAACGACGTGAACGACGCCGCTGCTGGCGGAGTCATCGTCTCTCTCCCGGCTGGCGTTCCATCGCCGCAAGTTTCCCAAACCATCCCCGGCGACCGCATCTGTCTCGACGACGCGACCGCGCTCGCGCTCTCAGACACTGCGGTCGGCACGCTCCTTGGCGGCGTCTACATGTACGTCGGCACCACCGCTGCGGCGACCGCCAACCCTGCCGTTGGCTCTCTGGCCTTCTGGCCCGCCGCGAACATCGGCGTCTCCTATGTCGCTACTTCCGACGCGCAGCCCACGACCGCGCTTCCGAACTACCTCGCGGGCATCTTCATCAACGCCATCACCAAGGGCAACTTCGGCTGGATTCAAGTCGCTGGCGTGGCGAACGTTCTCTTCGACTCCGCCTTGACCGCGATCTCCTCCGCTGCAATCGTCGTGGCCAAAGTCTCCGCCGCCGTCGCGTCCACCGCCGACGCGGGTATCCCTGGCGGCGCGACTCCGACCGCCGCCCAAGTCGCCGAAGCGATGGCCGCCGTCATCGGCACCGCGATTGGCACCCCCGCTACCTCGACCGTCAGCAAGGTCTTCCTCACTCGCGGCGCGTTCATGGGCCGAATCTAAGGAGCGACGATGCCCAACACAATCCTCCCCGGCTATGAGATGCCGATCGGCGAGAAGGTCTTTATCGTGTTCGACCACACGGGGCCGGCGAGCTATGTCCAGTTCGTCTCCCCCTCCACGGGCGGAGATGCTATCAACGCTTTGGACCTTGGCCGTGGCGGATTCGACTTCATCGACAGCGACATGACCGACCCTCTCGGTCAGGTCTATGCCCAAGTCCAGCCCGTGAATGGAGGCAACGGAAACGCTATCCCATCCGTGCGTCTCATCTGGTATTCTCTCGTGACCGCGACCATCGGCGGCCAGGCCCAGACCGCG